TATAAATGATGGTTTCGTATATTTTCCAGAATCTTTTATTGACAGCATCCCCAAAGTGTGTTGCTTCTTCTGGAAGATTCTAATCCCTTCGTTCTGATGATTTATCCTTTCCAAATTTCCCTTCCTTTTCAATCACCCGGGTATTATTCATCGAAATGATGGTGAACTTACAGTTCCTGCCATTGATAATGAATTTTGGGTATCTGGGATCGTTGCCTTTTAAAATATTCAGCCACAACAAATATTTATCATGCTGTGGTGGCTCCATGCCTTTATGCACTTTTGCAAATACCCGCCAGCCTCGTTTTTCAAGCCGTTCAATGGCCTGTTCGTTGTATGGTTTCGAGTTTTTAACATTTGGTTGCCTGTGATCTCCGTATCGATCCCGATAATAGAACAAATCACGGCAGGGATGCTGTTTGTAATAATCGCAGAACAGATCCACCAGATCATCTACCGGCACACTTTTGGCCGTTTGCGGTTTAATGAAGAATTCATTAATCACGCAGTCCACCGGTTCAATCATTTTGGTCACAAAGTTAAAGCTCCGCTCCTGACCTACAGAAAAGAGATTGATCTTGGCGCCCCAATCCGGCACTATTTCCAATGGCCGGTTGGGGTCGCAATCCAGGTCGAAACGGCTGTCAGGCGTTGAGAGCTGATCAGCATCCCAATTGCTGTTTTCTGCCAGTCCACGGATAAAATCATCGTTGTAGGCATCGTAATAAATGTGCTTCTGGCTGTCCAGCGGATAATAACAGTCCTCCACTTTGTCAATGATCCAGTTCAGGATCTCAATCATGAAGGTCATCAGGTTTTGTTTGTCGTATTCGCGGACGATATATGACATCCCTAAGTTCTCTACATTATCGAAGGCATTGGCAAGGGTAAAAAGAATACCTTGTTTTGAAGCGAATGGAGCGATTTGTTTTTTTAACCGAACTGTTTCATTCCAGATATCCTTGAACAATCGTTTATCCCCTGCTTTGTAGGCTTCGATCACTTGTATCTGTAGTTTGACAATCCGGTTCCAGATATCGAAAATCGGAATACCGGCTTCGTCCATGTAGTAATCCCCATACCGGAGCAGCCACATTTGTTCCCTGGTATAAGGCATCGAGGACACATACCTGAATCCATGGTGCTGTCGGATGCGTTTACCCGACCGAAAGCCAAAATGTTCCTCGTTTCCACGATTGGCAGGTGAGACTTCTTCATCGTATCGCGATTTATTCAATGTCAGCGCTTCATCCACAATTTCTCGGTCAAGGTTCGGGCCACGGCTCGAACCGGCTCTTTCCTGCGAAAGCATTAGAAAACCTGTACCGTTGGCAAATGAGATATAATTATCGAATTTGGTAATGGGCTCATAAGGAGAAAGAAATGTTTCCGGAGGTTTTCCACCGATTTTAAAATCCTTGTCCTTTTCATAGCCAATCTTCTCCAGGAACTTGATCGTTGAAGGGAGTGTCCGGGTATAAATCTGGCCGTAAGTCCTACCAGTGATCGATGTAATGGATCGCGGCATCCGGCGAACAATCTCATTGATTTCCCAACCAATCACATACGACTTCCCGGTACCACGTCCCTGAATATCCACTTCGCTTTGAGCATTGTTGACCACCGATATTTTCTGGGGACTGTTCAGGTCAATTAGTTCTGTGATCATGAGAAAACAAGTTCAGGTGAAAATCAATTCAATTATTTAAGAATTCATAATTTGCTCGGCATCTGCATCAGTGATTTCATTTCCACCGTAGATAAGCCGGTTGAGTTCACGGATAGCTGCAGTCGGCAGGTTCTGCAGACTGTCCAGATCGAGTTTTATTTGCTGGTTGTTGTTCTGGATCAGGATATAGAACTGATGTTTTTCAGTTCGTTTGGGGTCTTCTAGGTTCTCAGGTTTTTCTCCGATTGCTCTCAAAAGATTGGTATGTTCCATTGAGATTACCCGCCGGTCTTTGTCCGTGTTTCCTTTGCGGCATTCCATAATGTTACCGATAATGTCATTGATCAGCCAGGTTTGCCAGAAATCAAAATCGAAGGTATGGATCGTATTGAAAAGTTTCAGGCACAGACGCATATCCTCATAAGCTACTGAAGTCACAATATCCGGATATTTGATCCGGTGCAGGGCAATAGCCTGTTTTTGCATCGGATTTTTATCCAGGATTTTCGAGAGCGAAACAATACGGTCGAGAAGATTACTCAAATCATTTGGGAGTGGAGTGTGGTCCGGATCAAGCATGTGTGCCTTGATGGTTTCGTATTTCATATCCTCAAGTGCTTTGCGGCTCATATGGAATCTTTTAAAAAGTTAAGCATTTGTTGCTGGGATGGACTGCTGCCATTTTGTGCAGACTGTTTGATGGCTTTACGCATAACAATTTTAGCGGTAAGCCTTCCTTTCAGGTAAGCTGCAACCTCCGGAAAGGTAGAGTTCTTGCTATCAATCCGAAAACCAAAAGCTTCAGTTTCTTCCTCGTTCATTTCCAGGTTAATGGCAATGTCATCTGCACCAAAGAACAGTCCGGCCATATCTTCAATTTCTTTAAGTTGTTCCTCTGAGAAATTCATTTTCAAGGGTTTTTAAATCGAAGTCAAAAACAGATTCATCGGTAAATATCGTTCCCCGTTCCATTTTGGGATTGTCTGTTGCATTCTGACTGGTCAGGATGGTAATTTTCCAATCCTCATTCCATATCAAGGCTATTTTGGCATGGATGGAAGTGCACCGGTAATCAAAGCTGTTCATTAACATCTGAAAGGGAATCGGGCTCATGGTTTTCACCCGGTTGTCAACGATCACCCGAAATGATAGCAGCTGTTTCTGCGACAATTTCAGGTTAAGTTGTTCGATACTTTTCTGACTGAATGAATAGGAAGTCATAAAAGCATGGGCCGGACCGGTTTGTTTGAGAATATACATCATCAGGCGAACCAAGTTAAAGTTTCCCCAACTGTAAAAATGGGTGGTCAACCCGTTTTGAAGTTGGCCGATGGCTTTCGTGAGGCTTTTGTCGGAATCTGCGACAAAAACTGAACCCTCAGGATACTCCAGAACCAGGCTTGCAGCTTGCTGTTTGCCGGTTCCGCCCTGCATATTATTTTCTGAATTCTCGACCGATAATTCAGGAACAATGCTTTGGATCGAATTAGTTAGCATTTAGGCTGACTAATTTTAGATCAATTTCCTGAATAAATTTCAATCGGCCTTTGATCCGGTTTTCTATCCGGGTCCGTTTGGGTCCGGATGGCATGGTTTTCTTTTCAACACCTTTCACCATCGTTTGATAGTCCAGCATATTCTGATCCTTGGTGTTGGCTGTTTGCTGATTCTTCTTCATTTTCCGTAGTTCTTCCAGATCATCGGATAAAGTCGTTTCCTGCAATTCTTGGGGTTTAGACCAAACTTCATCTTCTAATGGAAGTTCTCCGTTTTGTTCAAACTGTTGCCGGATCTTAAAAAGATACTCAAGGCGAATGGTGAAGGCTTTGACCATGTCAAAGATTTCTGCTCGTTTGGTTTTTAATGCCTGGCTATTTCCTTGTGGCATTTCGGTCAGGATTCTGTGGGTTTTGCTACGTTCTTGGAAAGTTTCTGCATATTCGGCAATAATCCTGCGGATGATTGGTGGATATTCAGCAATGTTTGTTGCTGATAATGCATCTGGCATTTCTGCGAGTGCAGGTATTTCAATTGGAAGATCTTCAGGAATAATAGCTTTGTGAATGGATTCAGTAATTGGCGTTTGCGACGAGCTCGATTCCTTGGTAATTGAAATCTTGCTATCTTTTTGAAGCTGTGAATAATCCAAACCAACTGATTTGCACAATTCGTAGATGATTTTAGTCGTATATTTCCGCTGCTTACCATGAAAATCTGCTTTGAGAAATATGTTTTTCCCGAATTGCCCATAAAGCATGGTTCCCTGAAGATAATCGCATCCTGATTCAATCCATTGAAGGACGAGTTTTTGTTTTTTGTTGTATTCCATCGCTTTTACATTTTGCTGTTAAGTTTAATAATGCAAATAAAGTGAGAAGAAGAAATAGCAGAAAGGACAGCTTAAGTATGCTTAGTAATATTGCACTCATTGTTGATTGAATGAATTATACGACACAAAAAAAAGTCTTTCGACTTTTTTTTGTGTTATCAGCTAAAAAGGAAGGTCATCCTCTGCTTCTGCCGTTTCCTTTTTAGATTTCTTTTTGGAAGCTTTCTTTTGTTTCTCAGCAGCTTCGTCCTGAGTTGGGATTGCTGAAGAAACTTTGGTCTGGTAATAACAAGTGTGGGTTCTGCCGAATTTGTCTTCTCCGCGCAATTTAGCCACCTCAAAACTCAGGTACTTTACTCCGTTCTTTTCAAACACGGCTTTTTCAAGTCCTTCAACTGGTAACACGATCTTAATGATTTCAAGGTTTTCTACTTGTGTTCCTTTTCCGATGTAATGTTTTTCAAAAGTTGTCATAATGTTGTTTTTAAGTGTTAAAAAATTCTGCATGATTAATATTCTGATGAAGGGTGGCAATGAAGGAATTGGAATACCGGACCCCGAGCACTCGGGGGAGGATATGCCGAGAAAATTCATTGTCGGGATTCCTTCCATCTAAGAATAAATCTTTGTAGATATTTTATATAAACGCAACATTCCTGACACTTAAAAATAGTGCCTTCGGAAGGGTTACACCAG